TACTAAAATTATCAAAAGAACCAGTTGTTGGATAAGTAATACCCGACCAATTTATACCATCATTACTATAATATGCCCCTGAACTTTCATTTGGAGAAGTATAAAATCTTGCCAAATAATCAGACCATATTAAATCACTAACTCTATTTGATGTGCTAGGTCCAGTTGTAGTCCAAGTATCACCTGAATAAGAATAAGATAATTTAACACCCGTAAATCTTGCGCCATTAGCCGCAACCCAAATGCCTAATGGATCACTATATTTAATATGAGTATTATTAGTTAAAGTAAAACTCATACCCGACCAATTCACACCATCATAAGATTTTTGCCCACTTGTTCCACCATTATCACCCGCTAATATAAGCAATTGTTCTAATACAGGTGTAGCACTCGGTGTAGGAGTTGGTGTTGATGTAGTTGTCGGCGTTGGTGTAGCACTACTTGTAATCGTCGGTGTTGGAGTTAAAGTAGGCGTTGGTGTCGCACTTGTTGTTGGAGTAGGAGTTAAAGTTGAACTCACAGTAGGAGTAGGTGTTGAACTACTCGTAATAGTTGGAGTAGGTGTAGGTGTAATACCCGTAGGTGATGGTGTAGGTGTAGGGGTCGGTTCAGCCTCCTTGGCTGCCAATCCAACCACAATATCACGTGATGGCTTATATTCCCAATTCTTTAATTTATCGGCAACACGCTGCGCTCTCTCATCTTCACTTAATGTAGGAACCCTCTTGAACCCCTGATTAACATAAGTCTTTCTCTTACCAAGAATACCCCAACATAAGTCTTTCTCTTACCAAGAATACCCCAATTCATCTTGCGTCCGTGTCCCTGAAAATTATTTGGTCTTAACCCCATCTTATCTATTTTTTATGGCTATAAAAGGGGTGGTTATTACCCCACCCCTTATAAATATATTTAATTGTTAGTTATACCTGAACCTGCAAATACATTAGCAATAGTATCACCTAATAAAATCATAGGTTCCTTACTAAATGTAGTAAATGTTACAGAATAACCATTTCTATCTCCAAACGCTGTTCCAGTCTCACCAGTACCAGCAGAAATATACCCTCCATCAAAATCATTACCTAAATAATACACCGTATCATTATTATCAGTAACAAATAACTCAATCTGACGATTACGAGTTAATAATTTTAATTGGTTCCTCTTTTCAATATCAATCTTGTTGAATACCGCAGTTAAATCCTGTTGGAAAAATGTTGTTCCATTCTCCAAAGAAATATTAAACGTTTCAATCAAAGATGATGTCTGTTTCTGAACCTCAAAGGTATATGTATTTCCTGAACCAGTAACACCAGTTAAAGCACCGTCTGAATCATACGTAGCACCAGTAATAGAACCCGCAAGAACGATGATGGATTTTACACCACCAACCGAAGCCGCACAGCCCAATTCAATATTACCAGTTGCAAAACATGCTGAATAACTCATATCTTTATTCTTTTTTATTCAGTTTATGCCAAATTGTTCGTTACAAAATACTCAGGAAACGCAATCTGTGCTCCAATCTTAAAATTACTTCTTACTCTTACTTCGTCATTATCTCTTGAATAGAAAATATCCAATCTCTCTTCATCTGATAATAAATCCACACCAACTACCATATATTCAGCCGGTCCTAGATATACACCATTTGTGTTAATACCCGATGTACCAGCAACTCTTACATTAGTTCCAGGGTGCATAGTTACATACTCAGGGAACTCAGCCGCATCAGGTGCAAAATGGAAATAATTAGCCGTTCTTAAATTGATAAGGTATTTTCTGTAATTAGCCATACTCATCCAAACAATTAAGTCAGAACGATCAGCAACCTCATTTGGTATTAACTCAACCAATTTATCAACCTCAGCCAAAGCATTACTTGCAGTAATACCCGTTGCACCAGTTACAGCAATTACTCCTGTTGTACCAGTACTAATCAAAGTAGCAAAACCATCAAAACAAGATGTTCCTGTGGTCGCTCTCCATAATTCATTCTCCACATACTCTGCAATCTGATCCACTTTTAACTGAGCAATCGCTTCCTCAAAGGGGACTTGTTCGTTATATGAACCAGCATTTAAGAACGCTGAAGCCCAATAATTATTCAGATCACGAGGACATAAAGCCTCATTCACTTTTTTATCACATACAGTAATGTTTCTTTGAGTAAAAGTTGTTGAACCCGATGAGTTCCAACCACAACTTCCGTCTTGAACGTTTAACGTTGAAGTCAATAAGTTAATCGCTTGCGATCCCTTTACTCCACTCTGCACATAACATAACTCAGCAGTTTTACCTTTTGTAACCGCTTCTGCCAATAACAACCCGCCAGTCTGATCGGTATAAGTTTCTAATGCACTTAAATCAAAACCGAACGCGTGTTTTTTTACATTATTCGTTTTCATTTTATTATTATTTGTTTTTATTTCTTAAAGAACGCAACTCCTCTAATTTACGGAACTTCTGCGCTTTTAATTCTTTTATGTATTCATTATTGTTATACTGTCTCTCGCCAGCAGGTTCTCCCTTGAACGCACTAAACTCAGACTTGATCTTGTTATAATCCTCTCTTAATGTATTTATTTCGTTTTTAAGAGCATTAAAACCTTCCGTAATAACATCATATAGATCCTCTTGTGATTCTTCCTCACGCTCCATTATTTCAGTTATTACACCGTTCTCTACAACAATAATCTTACCCTCCGTCGTTGAATGTTGCCCATCCGGTGCGATAGTTCTACCTGATTCGGTGCGAACATATAATTCACTACCAACAGATAAATCACCTTCCGTTTCAACAATAGTGCCATCAACCAAAGTAGCTTCAGCCATCTCTTCTAATGAACCTTCACCTTCTTCATCAGGTCTCTTAATACCTGTAATAACACCATTTTCATCAACAACAATAGTAATACCACTTTCCGTTGAATGCTCACCCTGAGGGGCACTCACCTTTTCATTATCTTCCGTGATTACATAAAGATTCTGACCCACAGCAAACTCACCAGCTTCATCATTTGTAACTCTCGTTCCATCAGCCAACGTAGCCTCTGCCATCTCCTCTTTTTCCTCACTTGAATAATCAATTTTCTCAATAAGACCGTCCTTAACTTTTACTCTTAAACCATCCTCAAACTCAAACATTTCATCAGGTGCGGGGATATTTCCCTCAGATGTGATAATATAGATTTCCTTGCCCAATTTAACCTCCCCATCTATACTCATCTCAACACCATCTTTCGTTTTATAAGAGCCAAAAGATTCTTCACCGAATAAAAGTTTCTTGATCTTATCAATTGCTTCTTTACTCGTCATTTGTTTTTTTGATTATATTTTTTATACCATATAGGATTTTGTCTTCTTCTGAAAATACTACCTTCTCAGAAAAATAACCTTCAATAGAAAAACCACGATAAGTGCCCTTCTTTATTTCAGACCAAACATTTTTATCATCGGTCTTCATAGTAATAACCCACGACCCCTTTGGATAATCTAAACCAAGTGCCGCAGCCTTATCAATATATTCATCATCAACCAACCAACTCTCAACAACATAAGTGTCCTTGGCCTTTTGATTCGTGTGCTCAATATTGGTCGCATCAACCAATTTCTGTTTCATAAACTGATATGCTAAGGTCTTAATAGTCGGGGCATCAAAATATACCCAATACTCTTGACCTAACATATCCCTTCTCTTAATCAACTTATTCGGGATCATCGCAGCACCCGTAATCTCCATCTTATCATCATCATAAGAAAAAGCACTCTGTCTTCTTCTTGGAACGCAATTTGGAACCTCACGACCATCCTTGATTTTCGTGCCATAAGCAACATAACCCTCTTGGCAAGGATTATCATAAATGAACTCCTCACTAATTGGACTTCCCGTCTGATTAACATAAGGAGGCAAACCTGAAACATCTATTGCCATCTCCTCTTGATCTATCTGATCCAATTTTTTCTGTGCCCACTCAATACCTTCTTTTCCACCCCACGCATCTAACATAAGTAACGCACATCCATCATCATAAGAACTCTGTTTCTCGGCTTCGGGTATATGTCTGGCAAAACTTGCCATCCTTGAAATAATATCACGACTGATCTTATCACCCGAACATAACATATTACTTCTTAACCAACCCACTCTTGTTCCACAACTAATATCGGGGTTCTCCTCCTTGTATTTTCTTGCCTTACACGCCTTATCACGAGCATATTTTGGAACATCATATATGGCCTCATTAAAAGTATTCGGGTGTTTCTCACAAGGCATATAATAGTCCTTATCATTTATCTTATGAATATGAATACCCTTACACCCCATAATCTTTGCTACCTGATGTGCATGCTCCCTATTATCAAATAAGGGGACTCCATCTATCTCCGTTGGTATTCCATCTATAACAGATAATTTAACCCTTCTGTTATTGGCTGTAGCTGTAGTCATCGTATCCTCTTGTGGAATATCCACCGTATCCTCTAAGTTCCTTCTCCTTTTGGCATCATTTAATATCTTATTCTGAATAACATTTTTTGACTGATCCACCGGCTTATAAACCAACTGAACCCATCTGTGACGACAGTTATAAGAACCCCTCCACTTGAATATATCATAATACCCAAAGTCCTCGTTGGCTTGTGATTCAGTCATTCTTTGGATGTCCTCAATTCTATAAACAAAATTGGCTTGCAACATCTCAGAACAGAATGGTCTGTTCTTATTATCTCTGGGTCCAACATATTTATACCTTACCCTTGCACCAGCATAATCTTCCATAGAAACATCATTTGGATTACTTGATATATCACCAACAAACTTATCCTTATGGTCTATCTCATTAACCTCAACTAACTCATATCCATCAGCAATAATATCCTCGTGTTTCTCACCAACTTTTGTAATAAGTAATGCCAGCTGTCTTAACTCATCTTCCGTTAATACCTCATAAGGCATCTTTAATTCTGTTGCCTTATTAAACATCAACCAATTCTCCTCGTGAGCAGGAGATTTTACCAAACCAATACCATCAACACCGATGATCTGATTTTCATATTCGTTCTCATCAACTATAAGCTGAACTATCTTCATAACCTAAAATATAATTTTTCTTTCTTTATGCAATTTTTTTATATTACCGAACGATCCTTGATCCTTCTATCTATCTGTTGCTGATTACTCATATCAGTTGAAACAACATAAGCCTTCACCGGTCTTTGATCTGATATTACCTGAGAGGTTACTTGATTATCCAATACCCCCATATTAAATGCTGATCCACCACCTAACTCATTTATCCTTGATAATAAGGGGGCAAACGCAGCTGTTGATGACGCATTTATAACCGATTCACCAGGACTTAATGCTACATTTATATTATCACTATCCACCGTTCCTTGACCTGAAACTATACCACCCATCGCCAACTTCTGTGGTGCAGGAACTGATGGTTTCGGTATATTGGAACCAACACTCGCAATCTCTGAAACTTGTTTAAGACCTAAGGCAATCTGTGCTGCAACCAAAAATGGTTTTAAGAATGTGGGGATGGTCTTATCAGACAACGCCTGTGATGCGGCAAGATAAGTATTAACGGTCGCTTGTGCAACACCAGCTGCCTTACCAACAGCCGTCTCAGCCCCCGCTGCACTTGCAATAGTTCCTAATGCTGATGCTGCGGCTCTTGCTTTTTCATATTGTGCCTGTTTTTCTTTTTCTGCGTTGTCTTGTGCATTCTTTGCTTGTTGATCTCTAATATCCTTGATCGCTTGACTATACTGTTCCTCAATCAATTCCCTTTCCTCTGCCGTTAGTTCGTCATTTTGTAGTAGTAGATCTGTCTGCGCTCTTAAAAGTTCCTCATATCTAAGCAAATCCTCCTCATCTACCATCTGTTGTTCCTCTATCTCTAACTTCAATAATTCAATCTTTGCATCAATCCTTCTCTTTTCCCTTTCCAATTCTGCAGCAATTCGTTCCTCCTCCTTCTGTTTCCTTAATTCTGTTAATTGATCCTGATAAGACATTTCAGCCAATAACCTTAACTCATTTTTCTTTTCCTCACTTGCCTTTAACTGATCTATGGACTGAATCTGTGCGTCCCTTTGGATCTCCAACTCTTTTTCTTGTCTTTTTAATTCATCATCTATTAACTCAATATTCAACTGTTGTTCCAAATCAGCAACAGCTTTAAGATCCGCTTTTTGTTGTTGTAATAAACTATTTCTTTTGGTGGTCGCTTCCGTCAGTTTAGCTGCGCTCTGTTGTTCCAAGTTCGCAATCTTAATTCTCTGTTGTGCAATCTCATCTAAGGTCTCAGCATTACTATCTGATAATGATGCCAATTTTTCTAATGCATTTAACCTCTGCTGAGCCAATTTTAATTCCTGATTAGTGGTTTCAATTTCCTTCTTACTGACCTCATCTAATGCCCTTAATCTATCATCATAAGATAATGTGGTGTCCTCCACCAATAACTTTGTTTTTTGTAGTTCCGCATTTTGCTCTGCACGAGTTACATTTAACTCCCTTTCAGCGTCAGTTATTCTTTGTAATACCCCCGTTAATCTTGCCGCCTCTTTTGCTTCTTCTTGTGCTTCCTTGGCTACATTAGCAATCGCCTCACCTGCCTTAACAGCCTTATCTGTAACATCTTCAACACCTAATACTACCTTACCCATCGCATCAGCGGCAACCTTACCGGCTTCCTTGAATTTTCTTTGGAATAATAAGTTTATTGCCTTTCCAACTTGTGGTATAAACTCCACCAGTCCTTCTAATCTATTACTAATATTTTCCTTAATGGCATTACCCAAATCTATTAAAGCTTGTTTCGGGTTCTTAAATGCGTTTATTAAGACCTCAGCAACTTTAACTGCAACATCTCTTAATACATCCATCGCCGCACTTAACCCTGCCGTTACTCGTTGTAATGCCTCAGTCCCTTCTTTTGTTGAAGTGAATGCATCAAACAATAACTTTAATGTTCCCACTAATGCGGTTAATGCAAGAAATATGGGGTTCGCAGCAAATATCTTTGCAGCCTTACCTAACCCCGTAATACCTTGTGCCACCTGACCGATGGGGCCTGGTATTTGTTCCAAGTTCTCCGTAAATGAACGAGTGGAAGCTAATGCTTTATCTTGTGCATCTTTAACCTCCTCCAATCTTTTATTTACCTTCTTAAACTCTTCTGAACCAACAACAGCCTTCTTTAACTGTTCCTCGTAGGACTTTGCTGCTTCATCTAAATTATCCAAAGTATCTGCGGTCTTTTGTATAGTTTTTACACTATCACCTTCTTTTACTTCAATTTCATAAACTATTTTCTTTGCCATAATTCTATTTTTTTATCTATGGGTTTTCAGCCTCACATTCATCACAATCAACATAAGCAATCTCATTACATCTAAATCCACTACCATAATCTGTATAAATAATATCCAAATCAACTGGTGCAAAATTGGCATTAAAGAATACCTGTAAAGTTAATCCGCTCGTCTGGCAATCTATACTCACCGCAGAATAACTTAATATCTCTTGCGTTGGTGTAGGAGTTGCAGTCGGTGTTAATGTATTAGTGGGGGTATTAGTTGCCGTAATCGTTGGTGTCGGTGTAGGCGTATTAGTTCCCGTAACCGTTGGTGTTGGAGTTGGAGTAGGACAGGTATAAGGTATAAACCGGTGATCTCCCAACATCTTAACGGTGGTGTTCCTGCCGGATCTAAGTATAATATATTACCCACACTTAATGTATAACCACTAACTTTAATAACCGTAGTTGTAGTATTAGTTGCATCACAACAATCTTGTAAATTAACCGTATAAGTTATTTCACCAATAGCACTCGTTGTCGGTGTTATGGTCGGTGTTGGTGTTGGAGTACTGGTGCTCGTTGAAGTAACCGTAGGGGTGTTCGTAGGAGTACTAGTAACCGTTGGAGTATTAGTTGGTGTAGTGGTATTAGTCGGTGTATTAGTCACCGTTATTGTTGGTGTAGGAGTAGGCGTTGCTGGTGCAGGACTACTAGTTGGTGTAGGGGTATTAGTTGGAGTTACACTAGGTGTTGGAGTAGGTGACGGACTTGGAGTTGTCCCACTAAAATCATTTCTATATGGAAGATTCCAATTATTCGTATTGCTATTACATTCCGTGCAACCTGTATAAACCTTCGGCTTATATAACCTTGTTGAAGTGTTTAACTCAAATCTTAATTGCTCATAACTAACCCCTGTGGGTTCATCTATTTCATTTAATGTTCCACAACCATAAGTTTCATCTTTTAACACCAAACCATCATATAAGAATAAAGACCAATTTAAGTCCGTATTCGTATAATGTGTTCCACCGGTGCAAGCACTAAACTCATAATACTTAACAGGGTGAGGGGTATATTCTTTTGTTAATTTAACCAATTCCACATCGGCTAGTCCTTCTTCAATTAAAGAATAATTCTTGATGCTGTTAATTCTAAAAATGGTTCCATCAACAAATATCTTTTCAGAAAAATCTAACTGGTTCAACTCATAAGGTGTAAAGAACATCTTGCATTTAACCAATCTGTTATTTGGATCAATTAAATCTTCCACGTAATCCTTATAATATACATCATATAATGTATCAGCATCAAAGGTTAATTCTTGATTATCAAAACTATCCCCTTGCCACTGCGTATAATGTGAAAAACCTGATATTCCATAAGGATATGTGTTGAACTGATGCAGATTAGTCCAAACCCCAACATTACCTAAGTTCTCATCATACCAAGAATAAGCATAAGTAAATCCTGATCCTTGTGTAATACCAAATACATCTGTGGGGAGTAATGCACCTCTGAATATTAACTTTGGTTCAGATCTATAAGGGTTAAATCTAAAACTAATCTCCCCATCTTGTTCCTCATCATTTCTAACAAACCAATAAGGTATTGTGGCAAAACCTATATTAATGGTGGATAAGGTGGAATCAGCATGCGATCCAAATATACTATCAAAGTTCGTATCTGCATCTTTATAATCTTGATTCAATCTAACTTCCCTTTCAGCAAATATTAAATTGGTGCTCTTTTTATATTCAGTATTCGCAAACCCTTCATCTTGTGAATATTCGTATTTTAACGTTCCTTGTATAAGATCAGTTAAAGGTTCAACCGTAATATCACTATCTCTATCTACCTTATCAGACCAGTCCAATAATTGACCTTTTCCAATCCAATCCACAATCGGTTCAACTCTTAAACTATATGGATCATTTGGAACGGGGAGAACCAATAAATTAAAGAACTGATTAATCCCCTTGATAAACTCAATCTGTTTATACTGGCAACACGGAAACTCAGCGGTCGGGTTCATCGTTCCACCACTAATATATTTTGCTCCGTCATAAATCTCAAACTTAATATAATATAAAAGAAAATCTCCAACCCCTGTGCTGATTAAATCTATTGCAAATCTGTTTAACAGTTGTTTATCTATATTAAAGTTCCAAATTATATTCTGTATATTATCCCCCGCAGTTAAGGTATAAGTGGGTGAAACAGCGGCTGTAATACCTGTGGTTACTGCAAGGTCTGATCGTTGTTCTCTGATCTTAAATTGACCTATTGCGTCCAAGTTAATAGTATCAGGCACTCTCTCTGAATTATATGCAGAAAATGTTAAACGACAGTTATATATTCCATCATTAGTTAAATTAAATGTATTAAAGGGGGCTGTGGCTCCAAAATTATCAACAATAATATCTTGTTGGTATATTCTCTCACTATTTTCTGTTGCTGTAGTGAAGAAATTAGTAAAGGTATATGCTGAGGTGGCAATTGGATTAAATACCGTTGATCCTGTTTCAATAATATATTCAGGACTATATGCTTGATTAAGGTATAAACTATCACCCCCAAATGTTAAGGGCAAATAATACCTCTTGAAATATGCGCTATTTAAGAAATTACTTTCAATATTATAACCTGCATCCTCAAATATTCGTTCATATATTTCTTTAACCTGTAATGTCGGGGTGTAATAAAAGTATTTAACCGGTGATAAGAAATAATCAAAGTATCCTGACTGAACCTGTGGTGATGTTCCACTAAAACCAGAAAAACTAAAATCTATAATCGGGGTCTGAATGTAATTTATCCCCGTATCATCAAAGGTGGTTCCTGAATATTCATAACCTTTATGTAATAAGGTATAATATAATCTTCCGTCTTGATAAGGCTGACTACCTTGCGTAAAATCAGGATCATACAAATAACTACTTGTGATATTGGAGTTATAAGGGTGCGATAAATCAGAAAAGTCCAAATCCACCAAGTTCTTATCTTTAATTGCGCTAACTAAATCTCCAACTTGTGAATAAAAGGTTACATCATATATTATTCTTTCCTTTCTCCTTGAAACACTATTTAACCTGATGTATCCATCATATAAAATAACCCCATTTAATAACATCTGGCAAGAGAACTTTTCTCTTACATCATAATCTATGGTCGTAGCTGCAAAGTCGTAAAAATGGTTAAATATATCATTATTATTCTTGCTTCCTGGCACCTTGAACGACTGAGTATAGGTGCTGTTTCTTTTGGTTATATCTTGAACCTCAGCAAATGATATTTCCGCCTTAATATCTTCATCTTCATAAAGATCAATATATCTAAAAGTATTATTTATCTCCGTTCTAATCTGCAACATTATCCTTGCGCTTCATATAAGTTTATGGGGGTGTATTGGAACTTAAAAGAATATGTGGTTAATTTCGTGTATCTGTTTTTATATTCCAAAATACTATTGGTGTTTATAGTTACTGGCAATAAATACGGATTATAAGATTTCTCGGTCTTGCCCATCCAGTTATGATTCAATATAATATAAACCTCAGGGGATAAGAATAAATCTTCAACAATCCTTTTATCATTATCTGTTAAAAACCAAGTATCCACATTCATAACCTGTTTAACATTTTGATTATAAATTACATCCCTTCTCTGACTAGATAAACTGGTGTATAGGGGTCTATCCCCAATTCCACCTTTTGCGTAGGTCTCACGGGTTATATCGGTCTGCTCTAACGCCTTTCTATCAAAAGTATATGTATCCCATACCCCTTGTCTGTTTAAGAATAATAAATGGACGGGATCACTTAAACAATCATTATCCTCCATATAATATTCCAATAACTCTGAAACACCGTAGTTCTGCCAGTCCGGTTCATTACCTCCGTTATTACAAGCATATACTGCCAATTTACCACCAGCAAGATCAGGTCTTATTTGTGTTAAATACTTAATGGTGTTCTCTGCATCAGTTATTGCGGTATAAGTAATACCATTATCAAATACCTTTTGGACTGATGAATAATTGCTGGTCTGTGATGATGATTCTGCAACAATAATATTTTCAATATTGTTTATAAACTCAAAATCAGCATATTCAGATAAATAACCGTTGAAGTAACTTACCACCACAGGACATTCGGGGTGATGTTTTCTTCTCCTTGCTCTTGTTACGGTTCCTAATGTGGTATCTGTAAAGGAATATAACTTATCACCAGCTGAGGTTAAAAACTGCGATGGTTCAGCCTCAGATATGGTGCCCCCACTCATTCTGTATTTCTTAACCTCCCAATAATCCTGTTGATCTGACGGATCTGTTGTATCCCAATATAAATTATTATTTACATAAGGGGTATAACTACCTTGTTTTTCTTTTGTGCCAGGCCATATAATAACTGTTGGTGGGTTATTCGTAAATCCTGTGGGACAGGTCTTGGCAACAGATAAAAACCACCCCAATACAAACGGGGGTTCATCTCTCCAAATATATTTTATAAAACAACCACTAAACCTTTCTGTTATGGTTAATACATCACCATCTGTGGGCTGACTTGCTGCCAGATATGAACCATCCACTTCTGTTGTTGTAAATGCGGTTACTAAACCTCCGTTAATGTGAGTAATACTAACCCCTTTGTTTAATGAACTACCTTGTGGAACTCCTGCACCTGCACCATACCAATTTACTTGGTTAATACCTGAATAAGATGCAACCACACTTTCTGTATCCGTTAAGATAATAGATGCGGGGGTGGTGCTTGCTGTTGAAATATCCGTTATGGTTCCTGCGGTGGTGGTATATTGTTCCCCAACCAATAATCTATAATCTCTAACGTGATATTTCTGTTCGTAGTTTATATTGGTGTTAAATGCATTACTGGTGGATAAACCACTTACATTTGTAATAATAGAATAAGGGGTATTACCTGTGGTTCCTGATGAGGTATATTGTGGCTGTTCTGATCTTGCATTTCCTTCCACATAATTTTCAATTATTCGTGAAACATCAACAATACCATTTCCGTAACTATTCGGTGAAACTAATAACCTTGATATTTTTGATGGGTTACTGGTTAATGTATCCACATATACATCTATCACATATCTAAAATCAGTATTACCAGAGTTACTGGAAATAAAGTTATACACATGCGGCACCTTTGTTGGTGTTAAGGGGAGTGGTCTTTGTTCTATATTTATCATCTTATTCGTTAATTAAAATATTATCTAAAATTGTATCTATTAGTTCATCTATATCTTCCACCATTTCATCTTCCAATATAACAGACATATTATCAATTGCATCACCTAAGAAGTTGGTGGGGGCAATACCAAACTTCCATATATTCCTTCTAATAGCAAATGCGGCTCCTAATGGATCACTTATACCCCTTGATGATGCCCACTTCCTTAAAGATGAAATAAATGGACTATTTCCACCTGATCCTTGACCTTCCAAGTATTGTGGCTGCGGTGTAACCCCTTGATCCTGATAAATGTAATAATCTTCCATCTCCAAGAATATCTGATTATCTCTTACTTTTGTTTCCACACTTTCATTAAGGGGGAACCCAAACTTGCTAATGGGAGCATTTATCTTGAAGCGTGGGTTCCTTCCCTCTGAATAAGCATTTCTGTTATATCCTGGTGCGTGAGGACGAGGTCTGTTTAATTCATTCTTAACCTCATCTTTTAAGATATTGGCATATTTCTTTAATATAAAAGTTAATTGCTCCTCCATCAGTTAAAATCATTATATGGGGCAATACACCTGTTTAACGGAATATCTGCGGTTATTCTTAACGAGAAGTTCCAACCCACCAATATATCATCAAACCTCTCTGTAAATGAAGTTAAAGTGGTCGGCAATTCAATATAATACTTATCCTCATAGTCCCCCTGTTGTGCTGTAACCGAATACTTGAACTGAGCCAATACATCTTCTGCAATCTGTAATGTATCTGATAATAACTGAGTTTCAATATCATAATTCTTTGCATTCATTACATCACAAATCAATATGTTAAAATCATAAACTATAAATTGTTCGTTTCTGGTTACATTTTGTGGTATAACATATAACAACGGATATAAGGGGGCTTTGTTGGTCGTATTATCCTGACCTTTTATTTCTTGTGTTAAATAGATTAGTTGCGTAATATCCCCCGTTCCAAAAGATTCAATCATCTTATGTTTATCAACTAATGTTTTTATATCTTCAATTATTGTCTTATAACTTACCATATTTTATCATTTTTTTTTGTTCTTGTTCCAATTTGGTATTGTAATACTTTCTATAAGTTAAGAAGTTGAATACTTCAATATGGTTTTTCCTAACCACTTCGTCCATCTGTAATATATTTTCATTAGCCAGGTGATAAACGACTTCATACCACCCGAAATTACTTTCAGAGTTTTTATTATTCTTAATATCCTCAGTTTCATCCAATTCTTGCTGAATAAATAAAATCGGGTATTTCCTTGTAATATGTTTTCTATACTGTAAAAAAAAACCATCGCTCCTTGAAAATAGTTTATGGGGAGATCCTTGAATACCTCTGCGGTCTTTTCAATCTTAACCACATCATAAGGTTCATATTCGTCATTATTATCCACTATCCTATAAAATATTGCCATTAACCTCGGCAATAATCTCATTCTTTCCTCAAAAGGTTTTTTTAATATCTCATCCAAATCTATAAACTCAGCAAAACTTAACTTCTTAAAATCTATAAACTTGTATTTAACCCCATTAAAAGTAATATACTGATGAAATGTATTATCTATCTCGGTGTAATATTTTATAAGTTCCGTTGCTGCGTTGTATATTCCAATCGCATCACCTTTGACTATTTCCTCTTGACTGAGACCCGTTGCTTGATGTAATACAAATAATGCCATATCATAATCATTAACAAAGTCCTTCTGTTGTATCACATTAAACCAAGTGGTTAATGTCGGGGGTTTTACCTTGTATCTCTTATCATCTATTACTATAAAATGGTTCTCCATATCTTAAAATATAATTTTTGTTTTTATTTATTTTTAATATACATAATACTTTTGACGGTTATTGATATTATCCAAATATTGTAATACCACATACCTT